AGGTGCAGTTGGGTTTCTCCTGATCGAGTGCAAACTCGTTGAGCCCTGGGTGTCCGGGGCTCTTTTTTTACTCGCTGAGAACTTCGATAAGTTTTTCGCAGTAGTGTTTGGCTTTCTGCGCTTCTTGTAGAGAAGCGTCTTTGTTTCCAAGTCGCATCAAATATTTAAGCGTGGAACCCCTGTAAAAGCCGATGCGCTGCTCTAGCGGCCAGGAGTCGATCACATCCCAAGGCTCAACGCCGAGCTTTTTGTAGTGGTCTCCTCCATGCATATAGTCATTGGCACTCATACCCACGCCTCCCCTACTTCTTCAGCCTGGGCATAAGCGGACTTATGTGGGGCAGTGTTGACAACACATCCTCCTTTTTTGTAAGAGTAGAGGAAGGGCCAGGGACGATCCGCTCCTCGGTCCAAAATTTGTGCAAATTCCCGCACTGGTAGCGACGGCGGCGCGATCCATCTTTGCGCATCCGCGTATCCAGAACTTCCGTCCATGTTCCGCACTCGGGGCATTTCACCTTCTCTCCCTGTTAATCTTTTCCGCTTCAGTCGGTTCAGCGCCGTAGATGAAATCCATCAGTTCGCGCAACTCTTGAAGGCCGTAGTGGTGCGTGTGGGGTTTGGGTCGTGAACAGGTGTACGACCCTTGCATTTGCTTCTCTATGTACCGTGCAACGTTTTCGCGTGGTTTCATTCATTCCTCCTTCATCTCCGTAAAGCTAGGGCAGCGTTCATCTTCCATGATCCACGGCCCCATGTAGTACTGTCTCGTAGCCTCCGGGTGAACCGGAGAGTTCTTGAGGTTGCGTTTACATGCGTTGCAGTATTCAAAGCATGGGTTACCCGCACAGCGGGCGAAGTCTTGGGCTTCGTATCTCATGGGTTACTCCTTGCGCGGATGGCTGCGGCGCATGCGCCAATGGCATCTTTGTCTGGGTCGTTGTCTGGGGTGTCTGCAACCAACGCATCACACACCTTCGCACACGCCTCTCGTTCTTCCAGAACTGCCGCATCCAATATCGTCCTTGAAGCGGCGAGGTTCGCGTCACGGAACACCGACTCATAAACGAGGTGGGCGAAGCGTTCAACAATTTGCGCGTACGGTTCTTCCGTCAGTTCGTTGACGTAGAGATGCAGCCCAGCCTCCCGCGCCATGCGTTCTATGTCTTCTCTATTCATTGCTGCCCCCATGTAAACACTGAGTTCACCGCAACTTGCGGCACCTTTTTCTTCTCGCGGTACGCTTTCTTCCTCTCGTAGTCACTGATGACCGGAGGTTTACTTGCGTTGCGCCTGTTACCCACTGCGTAAACAGCACGGAGATACTTCCTGCCGATACCTTCACGGGTCCATGAGTGGATGTAAACCTGCTTGGTTTGTACCCGTAACCGCATGGCAGAGAGCAGGCTGCTCACGTTTGGGTATGGATGGTCAGGGAAGTACGTAGCCACCTCACGCATGGTCATCGGCCCGCACTGCTCAAGCACACCCTTGACGTTTTCCCAGTTGAGTTTCATGTTATGCCGTGGGCACGTTCGACGTTGCGGACTGCGTTCGTCCAGTGCTGACCCTTGATGGTGATCCCAGCTTCCTTGAAGCACTGCTGAATCGCCTCCTCCGTCAGCGGCTTGCGCTGGGGTGGGGCGGGCATCCATCCGGCACGGAGCGCATGAACTTCCCACTCCTTCATGCCGTACTTGTTTTCCCATGCTGCCACCGGCACCGGCACCGGCACCGGCTCTGCCAACGCGGCCTCAATCTCTTGGTTCACATCTGTGAATCTTTGCAGGGCATCCTCTGTCAGCGCGGCCTTGAGGGCGGTGATGGCATTCCTCTCCATGCCGTAGTCGCGGCGCGAGTCATCTAGCCCGCATTGGGCCAACGCCTCCAGCGCTTGCTGGGCGGCGGTTCGTAGGGTGGTCATACCATGCTCCTTCCAATCTCAGCCGCAGCCCTGACGATGGCGCGGCGATAGTCTTCGTCTGTGAAGTCAATGACAACTTCAGGCCATGCCCCCGCAACCACTCTGCGATCCATAAAGTCAATACACGCCTCCAACTTCACCGCCAGCCGCAGCGCATCGCCGTCGTATTCAATGGGATTCCATCCGCGATGTATCCGGACTGGTTCAGGCTCCCAGTTGTCCCATTGGTCGTCTAAATCTCGCAATGGAATCCCCGCCGCCTTCGCAGCGTATTCCAATAGTTCTCTGTCAGTCATACCCACCCCATCAAAGTAAACGCAACCTCAGTCGGCACCGAGGCATAAACATACGCCCGGTGTACCGGGCACCAGTAATGGATGCGGGTCATTTCTTATCCTGCCTCGCTCGTATTACATCCGCTGTAAACGGGGCCTTCGTTTCCTCGGCAAGACGCACACACGCCTCAATCTCCTGCGCTCTCACGCAGTCAATCAACTCCCTCAGTGCCCTGCTGGGGGCGAAGCCGTAGGTGTTGCAGAGTGCTTTGAATGCGTCGTCAGTCATTTGACGGTCTCCTCCAGAATTTGCTCCAACACCCGCATGAAGTGGCGATTGAGGTCAACCATCATGTACTGCACCGGGTCGTTTACAGCGTTGTGATGTGTGAGGAACTGATCACCGGGGTCTATCCTCTCAACTACTCCCTGCTGGTACTTCAGCATGGTGCGAACACGCTCCTCGACGGTCTGCTGGGACCAGCGCTTTTTGGTTGATGTGTCAGTCATGGCTGCTTCACCTCCATCAACAACATTACCCGACGAACTGCGTCGGTCAGGTCGAGCCAGTCGTTCCAACCGATGTATTGGTTGACGCTGATCTTGACGGTTACACCGTCAACAAGCTCTACCGTAGCGACAACACCCATGTCGTTGACGATGCTTGCATGTGTAACTTCAACTTTCATGAGTAGTACCCCGCTAGTAGTGCAATAACTCCAACAACCAGAACAACCAACACCCCGGCCAGCACCAGGGTGCCTAGCGTTTCGGGGGCATCGTCTACGCCAACCTCGGTGCAGGCTTCTGCTGCCTCAGGGTAACGGCCTTGTTGATCCAATCCTTTAGGTAGCTTGTTCACTTCAAAACTCCTCTCCAAGGAAGATGTTGACGGGGGGCGACCATGAACGCCTCACGATGCCTCATGGCCTGCTCTACTGTGTGTTCCCCCATCGCCCAGCCTTTGCCGTTCCAGTAGCAATATTGCACACTAGGTGTTTTCCCGTATGTGTACTGCCGCTGGTAAACGCCTGGGCGCACGGGGTACTCAGTGCCCTCAAACCAATGGGTCACTGCAATCTGTTGATCTTCTTTGCCAAAAGCCATTTGTCGCCTAATAGAGTTACGGATCTGATCCACTTGCGAGCGTTAGAACGGTTGACGCTCTTTGGTACATGAGGCACGTTCCACAACTTCAGTGCGTGGCGTGCGAGTTGCATTTGTGTCATCTGTTTCTCCTGATTGGTACTTTGCACACTCAGGCAAGGCGCAGAAGAATGCACAATGGATGCCCGCGTGAATGTGCGCCTCCAAGGTAGCCACACGCTCCCGCAACGCTTTGTTCTCTGCTTCCAAGTTCATCTTGCACCTCCGAGTGACTGCATGATACACTGATCCTACCTGATGACAAGTAGGTAGTTGTACCAGTTGCATCCAGGAGACAGGAGCAGACAATGAACGAGCAGATGAGGCATCTCATAGCCACTCTGTACCAGCACAGCACTCTTGTGCCAGCGGTGCAAGTCCCCTCAGATGTGTTCCGTAGGATGGCCGAGGCGCTGTTGCGTCAGAGGCCGGAAGCGGAAGACGCCAAGATCATCAACAAGGAAGCCAATGAAGACTCTCAACATCAATAATATTGTCATCGACAAGGGAACCCAGAGCAGGGAAAAGATCAGCGAGGATACCGTCACCGACTACGCCGAGGCGATGTCCGCAGGAGACCAGTTCCCGCCGATCACGGTCTTCCACGATGGTGTGGACTACTACTTGGCAGACGGCTTCCATCGTCTCCACGCGGTGCGTCGCATAGGCAAGACCAGCATCCAAGCCGAGGTGAAGACTGGCACTCTGAGAGATGCGATCCTTTACAGCCTGGGCGCGAACCGTGACCACGGCCTGCGTCGGACGAACGCAGACAAGCGCAAGTGTGTCCAAACTTTGTTGGAAGACTTTGAGTGGGGTGAACTGTCCGTCAATGAGATGGCCCGCATCTGCGGTGTGTCACCTCAGTTGGTGACGGCTGTTAAGTTGGAGATGGACGGCGGTGTAAAAGTTAGCGCAGCACAAACCAACGCTCCGAAGAAAGAGAAGAAGCCCGTCAAGCTGGACACCGTGATTGAGGCTCCCGTAGAACCTCACATGGACGAGGCAGTGCAAGAACTGCTGGCAGAGAACCAACGTCTCGCGGACAAACTTGCAGTCAATGCCCTGCCCACCGAGGAGGAGAAGCAAGCGGCTACGGACACCATCACCGAGTTGCGTGAGCAGATCCGCATCCTTGAGATTGAGAACCAGTCTCTGAAGATTTCACGTGACACCTACCAGAGGGAGAACGCTGAGTTGAAGAAGACCGTGGCCTCGTTGCAGCGCAAGCTCAAGAAGGAAGGCGAGTAAGGGGGATAGACATGCCTGTGCAAAAGCATTGTGAGAAGTGCAGCAAACCATTCCATGTTGTCAAAGCAAGGGAGCAAACCGCACGGTTTTGTAGCAAGGTATGTCTAAACTTAAGCAACAGGACACTTGAGCGTAGAGTTTTAACTTGCATGGCATGTCGGAAAGACTTTGAGGCCAAGCAAGATCACGGAAAGTGGCCCAAGTTCTGCAGTCGAGAATGTTTCAACGCCGACGCGCTTAAGCCTAAAGAAAAAGAATGCGCCTCATGCGGAGGCATTTTTGTAGCCACCAAAGGCAGTCACAGCACAGAGGATGGCTACAGAAAATATTGCTCCAATAAGTGCAGGGCAGAAGGCCTAAAACGAGGCAGCGAATATGGCTGCATAAGTTGCGGCATTAAGTTTTGGTTAAACCCTTCGAAACTAAAACAACGTGGAGATGCTAGATGTTGCTCAAAAGAATGTCGTGATAGTTTTTACGTTGGCATACATAGTCCTGCATTTAAGACGGGGCAATATGTAGACTCAGCGTCAAATAACAAACGAATTCTTATGGGTAGGCCTGGGTACAAAGATCAATATATGTGTGAGCATAGATTGGTTGCAAGCAAATTCATTGGGCGTCTGGTAACTCGCAACGAATTTGTTATACGGGTAAACGGAAATAAAGAAGACAATAGACCAGAAAACTTATTTATCTGCTCAAGCAACAGTGAGTACAGCCGCAGGAGAAGCGGGTCTTTGCCTTGGCCCACACAAAGTAACTTGATGCACTTTGCATCGCAATCAAAAACCTAATCAACAGCCCACGCTGGCGGGCTTGTATGCCAGCAGGAGAAAACATGCTTCAGTTACGCGACTATCAAGACGCAGCTATTGACATGCTGCGCGACGGATTCAGAGACGGCCATCAAGCACAAATTTTGTACCTCGCCACGGGTGGAGGTAAGACTGAGGTAGCTATCAGTCTGCTTGATGCGGCCCGCAGGAAGGGCACCCGAGCGGCCATGCTGCTTGACCGTATCGTCCTCTGTGACCAAACCTCCAAGCGGCTAGACAAATACTCCATCGACCACGGGGTACTTCAGTCTGGACATTGGAGATACCGGCCCTCTGAACTGATCCAAGTCTGCTCCGCGCAGACGATTGAGAAACGTGGGTCATTCCCCGGCCTCTCGCTCCTCATCATCGACGAGGCGCATAACTCCCGTGCCGCCACGCTGGAGTTCATCAAGGCCAATCCGCATATCAAAGTTGTCGGACTCACTGCCACGCCATTCACCAAGGGGCTTGGCGCTACCTATTCCAACGTGGTCTCGCCAATCACCACTAAGAAGCTGGTTGATGCTGGCTCTCTCGTTCCGCTGCGCGTTTTTGTGGCGAAAGAAATTGACATGGAAGGGGCCAAGAAAGTTGCAGGCGAATGGTCTCAGGCAGAGGCTACGTCACGCGGCAAGAAGATTACAGGCGATATCGTTGCTGAGTGGGTGAAGAAAACCCATGAGATATTCGGCAAGCCTGAGAAGACTATTGTGTTCTGTGCTGGTGTAGATCATGGAATTGATTTGCAGCAGAAGTTCCAAGAGCAGGGATATAACTTCGTATCTATATCCTATCGTGACGATGATGATTTCAAGCGAGACATCATCGAGGACTTCAATAAGCCTGATTCCAATATCATGGGGCTAATTGCAACGGATATTCTTACGAAGGGTTTTGACTCTCCTGCCGTGAGAATAGGTGTATCTGCGCGGCCATTTAGTAAATCATTATCTTCACATATCCAGCAAATGGGTCGTGTGATGCGGCCATACCCCGGAAAAGACTTCGGCATATGGCTTGACCACTCAGGCAATTACCTGCGGTTTCGTAATGACTGGGAGGATGTCTTTGAGAACGGCGTGAGTGAGTTGGAGGATGGCAAGGAGAAGGCGAAGAAGGAGCCTGACGAGAAGGAGAAGAAGGAAGCCAAGTGCCCTGCTTGTGGAGCCCTGTGGCCCCGTGGGTCAGATACTTGTGCCCACTGCGGGCATGTGCGTGAGAAGAAGAGTCTGGTTCAGTCTGTCCCCGGCATGATGGAAGAACTGGGCTCCATGTCCAGGGATGACAAGCAGGCTTGGTGGTCTATGTGCCAATACAAAGTGCAGACAGGATCGTGGTCAGACAAACGTGCTCTGGCGAATTACAGGGAGCGCTATGGCGTGTGGCCCCGTGGTCTGAGTGATGCCCCGCTGCCTCCGAGCGGAGCGTTTGAGAGCTTTGCCATAAGAAGCATCCGCAAATATTTGAAGGGGAAGCGTTGATGGACTTCCTAACCTTTTGCCACCTTCACGGCATCTTGATAGACAAGTTGCCACCGCTTGGTTTGTGGCGCAGATACCCTACAACAGACAAGCCCCATCATCGCAATGGGGCTGTCAAGTGGATGGCAGAGGTAGGTTTTTGCCAGAACCACGCCACGCAAGCAGAGGTTTCCGTCTGGAGGCCAGAGACGCCCGTCAAAATTGATCACCGAAGCCTACAAGAGCAGATCGACCGTGCCGCGAGGGACACTGCGAGGAGGCAAGCTGAGGCCTCCAGAAAAGCCGCTTGGATACTGCATCAGTGCCAATTTGCACACCATGAATATTTGCGCAAAAAGGGTCACCCGGAGGAGGTTGGGAACATTTTTGTTAAGGACGGACAAAAATTGTTAGTCATCCCCATGCGGATAGGAAAAAACTTAGTTGGCGTCCAGTTGATAGACGAGGCTGGCGGTAAGAAGTTCTTGACCAATCAAGTCACTTCAATGGCGCAGTATGTTATCGACAACCGTGGGGTGAACATCTTGACAGAAGGCTACGCCACGGCTTTATCCGTCAGGAAGATCATGAAGAGCCTGAAGATGCGCTATACGGTGAGAGTCACGTTCTCTGCTGGCAACCTACTAAAGATTGCCAAGACGTTGGACTCCGCATTCGTTATAGCAGACAACGACAAGAGCGGGGTTGGTGAAAAAACCGCCGTTCAAACAGGTTTTCCATATTGGATGAGCGATACCGTGGGCGAAGACTTCAATGACTACCACATGCGGGTAGGCACATTCCAGGCTACGCAGGCCCTATACAAAGTGCTCCAAAAGCACAAGCCATCAAGTTAAAATTAGGGGTGGCTACCTTTAGCGGGGGAAAAGCAGACTGAACCACTGCCTGCCACAACTATCTGGTTCATCATGAGAGGTTCATCATGAAAACTTGCTCCAAATGCGGGGAAAACAAACCGTTTTCTGACTTTCACAAGAGGAAAAGCGCCAAGGACGGGCTGAAGTCTTCTTGCAAAATATGTCGCAATAGAGACAATGCAACATATAGAGAAGCCAACCCAGACAAAGTTAAAGCAAGTTTGGTTAAGTATAAAGAGCGCAATTTAGATCGTGTCAAACAAAGACTTAAAGACTGGCGGGCTGCAAATTTAGAAAAAGCCAGGGAAAGGTCTTCAAAGTGGTACTTCGCTAATAAAGACAGAGCAAAAGCCATGTCGGCTGAAAGATATAAAAATAACAAAGAACGCGCAAAAGAAAAAGCACATGCTAGATATTTATCAGACCCCAGCCAATACAAAATAAGAAATCACAAAAGACGCGCAACGTTGCTTCGAGTGGGGGGCAAGTTGTCAATTGGCCTCGAACAAAAATTGTACGCGCTGCAAAAAGGCAAATGCGCCTGTTGTAAGCGTCCATTAGGTGATAAATACCACATGGACCACATCATGCCGCTGGCGCTTGGCGGTTCCAATACGGACGACAACATTCAGCTACTCAGGGCGCAGTGCAACAATCAAAAGTACATGAAGCACCCTGTAGATTTCATGCAGGAAAGAGGCTACTTGCTGTAGCCCATCCTCAGTGCGCTCCAACCGAGAGCGTAGGCATGTCCACATGGAAGTGGCCGGGGTTCTGGCCTTCCAGCATGCTGAGGTACGTCACGATCTGAAGGCCGATAGCCAGGACTTGTTCGTCCCGGCCCAGCGCGTCAGATCGGACTGAGATGGTGTCACCCTCCTGCACGAGGGTGATGTTCACTATGGTGGTCAATTGCAAGTAGTGTTGCAGGTACGGAACTGGCCCGTACCGTAGCAGCACTCAGAGCAATACATCGTCTTGCCATTTACTGTAATGGTGAAGTAACGGCAGTTAGCTTGAGCAGCGGTGGCCCACAGCAGGGCGAGGGTAGCAGCGAGAATTTTCATGGTGGTTTCTCCGTTTGCCGACATGGCGGCGTGATGTTGCCATGCCCGTAGGCTAGGCGCAATACTGTAAATTTTTACAGTGTCCTCCAATCCGTCTGATCCCAGTTGCCTTTGCCGTGGTTGCACTCATGGCACAGCACTTGAAGGTTATCAACATCCAGGGCCAGCGATGGGAACAATTTTCGCGGCTTGATGTGGTCAACATGGATGACTGCTCCAGTTGCGGGAGTTGCGCCGCAGCATTGGCAGCGGGCACCGTACTTCTTCAGCGCAACCATGCGGGTCTTGCGCCATTCGTAGGTGGATAGGAACTCAGTGGTTGTTACATCAACACCGGCAACCTTTGTTAGCTTCGGCGTGGCGTTTGGCTTGGGTTGTTGGACCACCAGCCCAAGTTGCTTTGCCAATGCGAGGCGTTGTTTTTTCCTCTCCGCTTTGGCCCTGCGCGTTTCTTTTCGTCGTTGGTGCGGCGTTCGCTTCTGAGGCTTTGGGAACAGCACAGCAATTTTCTTTTCTTGCTTCTGCTCTCGTTCTTTCTCAATCTTGTGAGTGGCCCGTATCTTGGAGATAAAATTGGTGCGTTGCTCAGGGCTAGCGTTCTGCCACGCTTCAGAGGAAAACAATTTTTGTTCTTCTGCTGGGTCGCCTACGCTAATTTTTTGTGGCATCAAAAAATCTCCGCACCATAGCTACACCGGGTGACCTGGGGCCCCGGTATTTGGGGAACCAACTCACTGTACCCACCACAACCGCGCTTCTGTCGGCTTTGTGGCTAGCGGCTCCCAATCACTCAGGAACACCCGTCATAAACGGCCACTTCATCGGGATGAACGCTCTGGCTGTCACATTCGTTCATGCCTGCGCCAGTACCGTAGCCAGTCTGGCACGCCTTCCGTTGGTTGTGCGGAGACGGTACTAAGGATCACCCTCTTAGCTAGTGCCATACATGGCTTGCCGTTTTTCCTTCCGCGCAGCCAACGAAGGCTCTTGCTAACGTGCGGAGTACGGATGGCGAGGGGAACAAAAAAGCCGCTAAGGTCATGCACCCGGTGGAAACTCCCTCGGGGCAGAGAGAGCGGGCACATGCCTTAGCGGCCTATCTGTCGGTTTCCACGCCAACGGGTGCAAGTATAGGTCAGTCCTTAGCGTGGGTCAAGTCACTTGGCAAAGTCTCTGCCGTGCTTCCTGAGTTCTTCTCTGATGTTGTTGAAGGCCTTCCTGCCCAGGTTGGGGATCTCAAGAACTTGGTTCTCTGTCATCGCGCAGAGTTGATCCACTGTCGTGATTTCTGCGGCCCGTAAGCAGTGTATTTCCCGCTGTGTGGCGCAAAGATCAGCAATCGATAAGTCGCTACTCTTTGGCTCCTCATAGGTGCATTCAACGTAGTCCTCGTAGTTGATCCCCTTGCCTAGTTTTACGTCTATCTCCTTGGCTACTTCCAGAAGAGCCCTGTAGCCATGATGCTTGTAGATAAAGTCCATCAGAATTTGTTCTGAGTCCATGTAGTTGGCCTGCTCTTGCTCGGCCTCCGCAGCTACATCTTTGATCTCTTCCTTCAGATTGTGGATCAGTGCCTCGTAGGCTTCTTGCATGTGGTTCATAGGTCATTCCTCTGCTTTAAGTTTTGCCTGCATAACCTCTGCCTCTGTCAGTCCTACGGACAGGAGGCGGGCTATCGCCATGAGGTCTACCATGTGCTGATGCTCACGCGCACGGGCGGCGCGGCGCAGGCACT